TCACCTTCACAAAATGCTTCACATGCAAAGTTGGCAGTTTTATAAACATACTTATCCGTGTCGCCTTTTTTTAAAAGACTCATGTGAGGAAACGCTAACTTTGCCCACGCTTCAAACGCCTTTCTTGCTTCACTCATCGCCTTGCTCCTGTTCGCAGTACCGCAAAAAGTCAGTATCAGTCGGGTGAAAGTTGAACCGGTGACGCGGCATGTGGTCTGGTCTGACTCTCACGTAATGAGTCGCCGAGACAATGCGCCCCGGATACCAGTCCTCGGCCAGCTTGATCATCACGAGCCCGCCTCGCTTTGCAGGTACGCCGTAGGTTTTTCGCAAATAGTCGAAGCTCATTGGCCTTGCTCCTGTTCGTCAAGTAACACTCTCGCTTCTTTCACTACAATCAGATCACGCTCAATGCGTCGGTCAAGATCGCCAGACCTACGGGCTTCAATCTCGCTTTCAAGATCATCGGCAAGCTCTTTCATAACTGTGCGCCATTTTTCCGGAACATCGGCGCTTGCAGGGTGGGTGTAGAGCGGCTGAACTATCAAGTCAGGCCCGCCACTTGGCAAGTCTTTTGCTTTACACACCGTCACCTGTCTCGGGCTTTCTGGCCACCAGTATTGATAAGCCACAGACTCACCGTCAACCTGGCGGCTGGCTTGCCAAAGCGCCCCTTCGCAGAACGCTTCCCATGATTCATTGATGGGGTGTAGAACCAGACCAGAATAGTTTTTGTGTATGTAAATATGACGCTTCTCGCACCATATAGCCCCGCTGGGTATAGCATGCAGTTGCTCAAACGCTTGTCGTTCATCACTCATGCCGCCACCTCCTTCAATTCCCCATCCTCAATCGTGTACCACTTGCCGCTGTCGCTTTGCAGAAACTCCCGGCTGGCATCGTCATCCAGCGCCTGGCGGATCTGCTCTGGCGTATCGGCCCGAGTGATTGCGCTTTTCTGGTCATTGCTCATGCGGCTTTCCTCCATGACATTGTCAGCGCCCGTACAACCGGGCAAGTGTCGCGGGGATCCTTTATCGGTGCCGGCTCCATTGGCTTGCGATGCTTTCTGGCTTTCATCAGCAGCTTCCGAATCTCAAGCTCAAGACCCGGAATTGCCCGGATAGCCTTCACCAGCGTCACTTCTGAAACGCCAAAATGCTCAGCAATCAGAACCTTTTTCGTGCCGGTGGCGGCTATTTCCTCCAACTCCGCAACCATTGAGGCATCCAAAGTAAAGCCCCTTTTGCGCACGGCGGCGTGTCGCTCAAACTCCGCATTGAGCGCCGGGTAAATGCCAAGGCGCTTTGCAGATCGGACCATCCAGGCGGGACATATGCTCATTTCCTTTGCGGCGTCCGACTTTGTGCAGCCCTGATTGGCGCATAAGAAAACCTGCTGCACCTGGTCTTCGGTTAAATCCGTTACGATGGTCATGGGCGGCTCCTAAAATGGGATCGAGTCATCAAAATCATCAATCGGTTCGGGCATGCTGCTCTGTGCAGGCCGCTGATTCTGTGCAGGCTGCTGACTGGGAGCCTGGCCACCACCATCTGGCTTTCCGTCCAGCATCTGCATCTGGCCGCTTATATCCACCACGACCTCAGTGGTGTAAACGTCCTGGCCTTCCTTGTTCTGCCATTTGCGGGTTTGCAGCTTACCTTCGATATAGAGTTTTGAGCCTTTGCGCAGATACTGGCCAGCGACCTCTGCCAACTTTCCAAACATGACTATCCGGTGCCATTCGGTTTTCGGCACAAGCTGCTGAGTGTTTTTGTCTTTGTAGCTTTCATCGGTGGCCAAGCTAAGATTCACCACGGCATTACCGTTTGGCGTATAGCGAACGTCTGGATCTTGCCCAAGGTTGCCGATTAAAATAACTTTGTTGACGCCTCTGCTCATGCTGCTTTCTCCTGAATGTGAATGTTATTCAACCAGCCGATAACCGTGCCTCGATCGGCGCCGTAGTGCTGGCATAGGACTGCAATAATTTCGCTTGTGGACGGGTCGCGGGGCGCAGTCTTTGGCGCGGATTCCGCTTTTGTTTGCTTTCGCTCTTGGGCCGCTTCATCGGTCACAGCTTCTTCACGCCGCGCCTTTTCATCAGCAATCCGCTCGGCCTTGGCCTTTTCCTCTGCCGCCTTGTTCGCCTTCGCTTCTTCCTCCTGCCGGATCTTCTCCCGCTCAGCATCCAGGCGCTTCTGCTCAGATTCCTTGTGGTCGGCAATGCGGGCCTTCACAATGGCGGCGAAGTCCTCGGCTGGCTTATGGCAAATCTGCGTGAAGTCGCTGAACAGGAACCGATAATCTTCATGGCCTTGCAGTAGCGTCAGATTCTTGCGAATCGCGCCGGCCAACTCGTTTGCCTCGATCTTGGATTTCGCCATCAGGTCGTCGCAGGCATCTTTCAGACTGCTGATTGTGCGCTTGCCTTTCATGGCTCCGGCAAAGTCGGGCATTACCAGCGGCATGTATTGGCCAACGTCCAGACTGCTCAGGAAGGTGTCGTAATCCTGCTTTGCGGACTGGAGGATTTCCAGCTTCCGAGACTCCTTCTGCTCCTTCACCGCCTTGTCCAGCTTCAGCCGGATCTGGCGGGTTTCTTCCTTGATCGAATCAATGGAGCGCACCACTTCATCAACGGTCTGCATCTGGCCCAGCACGTTCTCTTTTGCTGAATCAAGGCGGCTTTCAACGTCCTTGCAGAACTTCACTGCCTTTTCGGCATTGGCAAAATCGGTATCGGTTTGCAGATCGGTATTGATGTTGGCCAGAGTCGCCCTGGCACTTTCCTTAAACTCTTTAAGGTTGGATGCTTCAACCATGCCGCTGGCACGAACAACCAGGGCAGGGAGGGCGTCAGGCGCTTTGCCTTCGGCCTTTGGCTGCTCAGTTTCGGCGGGCTTGTGATCGGCCAGGTCTTTATCGAACTGCTCCCAAGCGGACAGCAAAGGCTGGAATCGGGATTCGTCACGCTCAACCCACAGGTATTTGAACGCTTCTTCAGTGCCGTTAGAGGCAACAAATAGGATCTTCTCGGCACCGGACAGAGCGAACTGCTGATCCAGTTGGAGCATGTAGTGTTCTTCCAGTTCGCCGGAATCAATCTGCTTGGCCAACGACTCGGAAAACAGCTTGTGCTCAAAGCCAATCTTTCGATCCATGGTCAGTCCGTCCATAGAGGCCAGAAAGCCGCCTTCCTCGTCGTCCAGCACAACCGGATACAGCTCATCGTCGATTAAGTTTTCAGCGTGCGGCCTTGCGCCTGCTTCTGCCCGATGGCCGTCATCATAGATGCGCTGCTGATGGCTGCTCACCTCCGGCACAAGGCCGGTGGCTTTCTGGTCAAGCAGGCCGTTACGAGTTTGGTAGTTCGACTTGCCGGCTGCCGCTGGCGCTTCGCTGGCTGTCAGGCGCTTGGCGCGGAGCTCGTGCCAAAGGTCAGAGCCCTGCGGAACATTTACGATTTTGCCAAGGTTGAATTTCATGCTTCTGCTCCTTCTATAGCCAGGTTGCGGATCTGCTGGCGCTGCTCGTCAGTCAGGGTGTATTTGGTTTCGAGGAAGCCGATAATGTCCTCCGGTGTCGCGTCGCCTTTCAGGCTTTCGCGGAACTCTGGCAGCTTCTTCTCAAGGCGTGATTGGGGGTACTCTGGCAATTCGGGTGCGGCAGGCTCCGTGCTCTCAGTAACGTCAGCCGCAACCTGAGCCACCTCATGCGCATGAAGATCACCTTTGTGCCAGAGGTCAAGTGCGCAGCCAAACCGCATACCTGCGTTTCTCAATGCGTCGCCAATGCGCTCTTTCATCGCATCCCCGCCCATCTTTCCGGGTGCGTCTCCGTATCCAATCCGGGTCATGCCTGCCACGGTCAACCGAATCCACAAGCCGCCATCGCGGTCAATGGCCGGTAGTCCGTTCTCGTCAGTGGCCAGCGGCTCCCAGCTCCAAAACGGGTCAACGTCAAGAAACCTGTCAGTTAGTGCCGCATGACCCACGTATGCCAGATGAACCACTTTCGGGTGGTGCCACCCGCCGCAAATGTCGCACCGAACGCCTGATTTGAAATTCCTTTTGACTTCATCTGTCTGGGACTTGGTTGGCTTGGGAAGCATGCTCACCTGATTCGGAGGGAATGCTTCTCGGAGCCTCTTGAGCGCTTCCATCTGCGCGTCTTCTGCTTTATCCGTCATGACGCTTCCTTATTTTCCATCTGAATTTTTGCAATTTCCTCAAAGTCCATGCGCCCCAATACATCGCCCACGGCCTTTGCTCGGCACTCTTTCAAGATCCGCACGGCCTCAATCGGGTCGTCGTCCATTCCAGCCAGTGCCAGGCACAGTTCGCTGTGGCATAGGTCATAAAGCGCTTCGGTCACGTCCTGCTCGCCGGTTTGGACCCACTTCACGGCCCAAGGTCGAACCTGCTCCGGGTAATGCCAGCGGTTCATGTTCAGA